GAGAACAATGTCGAAGTCAAGTCCAATGCGGCCAAGCCGGGCAAGGGCGACCATACAGGTATCGTCTCCCCGAAGGCGGCTATGGGCAAGCAGGCAGTCCCGGGCTTCCTCTCTGCAGGCAAGCCGAAGCTCAACGATGTCAGCGGAACGGTCACCACGCTCAAGTCCTACGACGCAAAGCTCAAGGCTACCCCGAACGAGGTCGAAGTCAAGTCCGACGCGGCAAAGCCGGGCAAGGGCGACCACACGGGCATCGTATCCCCGAAGTCCGCACTGAACGCCGGCAAGAAGGTGTTCAAGCCGATTGACGGTTTCAAGGGGTAATTGATGCCGTCTCCGGTCACTCCATCGACTCCCGAGAGTGTGAGGATATTGCGGCAGTCCCCGGTGCCAGTGCACCAGGGGTTCTGGCGCTGTTCCATCGGACCGCTCCCGGTGTCCTGGCATGACGCGGCGTTCGACTCTACCGACACCCCGATTCCGCATACCGCGCCTCCCCCGGCAATCATCAACGCGCTCATCAAGACATACATCTGCAACGGGCTCGCCGAATCTTTCGAGTTCGAGTACCACTACAAGTTCCGTACCCGAATCCCCACGCAGGAAGACAACCAGTATGACGGTGCACTGACGATAACGATGCTTACCGACCAGGGATACGAGAACTGGTGGGGCATCCACCGGTATATGGATACCGTCATGAGCGGCTACACGGGGGGCTTCCCGATAGAAGACCTGCACCACCGAGTATTCGGCACGGACGGACGATACCGGAACAGGCTGACCTTCATCCCATACATCGACATCCACTGTGCAGATGATAATTCGCAGGAACGGATGATTGTACGGTACAAGAGATGCCGAATTTCCAACCTTTCCGACCTGCAGCCGAACCCCGGTTCAATCGACCCGGTTCCGTTCAACATCAGCGTCCTCTACGAACTGAAGGACATCATCAGGCTTCCTGACCCGAACAGCTACATGAGCGCAATCTGCGTCAGCACTAGCTCCAACGCATACGACAACCAAGCATAAGGACCGATATGGCAACTACAAGGAAATCATCGCTCACCCGAGTAAACGCCGATTGGCGCTCAGGCGCCCGCGCCGAGAGTATGATGGGTTCGGGATACAGGACATCCCAGAGGGCTGATTCGCACCTTGGCCTGCTCGACTACTATATGCCTAAGTTCTACGAACTTGCGCGGGGTCATGTTACGAACAAGTACCATGTCGGCCTGTACGGGCCCTATGTAGACGAAGCGTTGCGCGTAATGGACCAGAATGCGGCGGGAGACAAGTACGATGCCGGCCGCAAGAAGTACTTCCCCGACACGAGCGACAATTTCAGGAAGACCCTATTCGACCAGTGGCTCAAGCTGCATTACGAGGAAACCAGCGGTGTACTCAATATGTTCTGGGCCTCCAAGTCAGTCAAGATTCCAAACCCGACCGCAAAGACCGAGATGATTTCGATGGATTCCATCAAGTCGATGCAGTACCCGGTAATCACCGGCATCAACAGCGACAATACGCTGACAATCGATGTCGTCGACGACCCGTACCTGATGTGGTACAATTTCTTCAATGCACTGTTCAATGTGCAGTTTTCACCGCTACTTCTAAAGCCACGCAGCTCCCTCCAGAAAATCAATGTCATTGTCGAGATGTTCACCGAGGGCGTTACCGCGACAAATTCCATGAAATCAATCGAGGAACGCGATGCGGGCAATATCTGCATGACCGACCTCGTTATCGGACAGATGTTCGAGTTCAACTCCTGCATCAGCACATCCGCCCCAAATGTAAACCTTGACTTCCAGCAGGCTACCCCGTATACATTCACGGTAAGCCTCAAGTACCCCAATGCATTCCAGGGCTCGTTCAAGGACCAGCTCCGCTATCTAGCGGACGAGACTACCCTCGGCGTTGACCCTGACAAGCGCGAAGTTGCGGGCCTCGCGAACTGTACACAGACGCTTAAGAAAGTCGGGTGGAACCCGTATGGCGACTACAACCGCGGATTCTTCGAGGTGCCTCTGTCAACCTGGACAGGACGGTACAACGACGCCACATACGAGGCATTCCAGCCGAATGCATATATGAAGCTAGTCAAGAACGGGCAGGCCGCCTTCAAGAATGTGAAATACAACTACGACCTGCACGGCCACCGCCGCTAATAGGAAATATCATCGAGTGTTACCGGATGACCGTGCGACAGATAGTCGCGCAGCTTAGTCACCTGCACATCGAGCCGTTCCTTGAATCCCGGGCCATATTCCGGCATCGGGCGAAGGTGGTCCATATGTTTTACGGCATTTGCGCGATACGGCAGGAAAGCCATCGGCACACGGTATGTCCACGCCATATAGGCAAGGAAAGCATCCTCGCCTCCCCAGTGACCATCAAATGCCGGATGGAACAGGCGTTCGTGTCCGGAAAACTTCTTCATTGCACGACGGATGATATGTACCGCCGGCCAGTTGATTGCAAGATTGCAGGTCCATGTCGCAAGACACTTCTGAACCCAGGTGACATTCTGTATCACCGAGCCTTCCCCGTCAAACACACGGAATTTCCCGGCATCGCCGAGTTCCCGAGGGTCCTTCCACCCGTGCTTCTCCTCAAGACGGCGCCCGATTGAAATGACCGGCATCTTGCGGTTAATCGCATGCATATGGTCTTCAACAAGCGTTTCCTGCGGAAGGCAATCCTCGTCGACAAAAATAAGCCCGTCAACTTTCTTGTCACTGACTACCCAATAATAATCGATGCCGACATCGCGGCAGAACCCGGCATTAAAACAACCGCCGTTCTTCACATCGATTACCTGAGTGGCACCTTCCACCTTCACATCGCAATTATCGCGGACCACAACAGTAAGGACATTCTGTTCGTTCAGGCGGGACACGACTTCGCTGATATGGTCACCCCGTCTACAGGGAATTACTGCACCTAGCATACTATGACCTTATCAAAGTCCTCGCAATCTGTCCAAGGTCAAGCGTCTTGTTGCCGTAATGCTGGATAAGGTCGCAATATTCATTGTGCATCTTGATGTTCGCCTTGGTGGACGGAATTTCCGAAATGAATGTATCATACAAAGTAGTCACCGGCTCGGCAAAGAACTTCTTGCAAACCCCACCAATTGTAGACACACCCCATACCGAATTGAGCGGGGTATTGTAGAACCCTTCCGGCGCATAGCGGAGTTCGGGCGGCATATCGTCAGTTTCGCACCACATTCTCGTACGGTCGAACTTTCCGGCCACATAGTCGAGATACTGGTCAACTCGATTATCCATAACGACAACCTGTCCCGGAATGTTGCGGTCGGTAATGTAACGGTGAGCGGTATCCCCGTCAATCTTCCGGACCAAAATCTGGAAGATGTTGGATATTGCAGCGCAAATCTCATGAAATGTATGGTTCGGCTTGTAGTAGCATTCCGTATAGGACTCATCGCCGAGATGCTGCATAGGGAACTCGTAATCGAACCCGTACATTGTCAGGTGCGACAGCTGTGTACCGCGCCAGCGCATATTCTGCATAGCCTTGCAGAAGGTATTGACGAAAGCTTCAGGCATAGTGTCCTTCATCACGGTCACGAGCCTTGACGGCGCATTCGCCTTGTCGTTTACTATTTTCTGCACTTCCGGATTGGCATAGGCTTCCACCGCTTCCTTCCATTCGGCCTCGTCAGCAAAAGACTTCTTCGAGAGCGGGAACTGGATTACACCATTAGTGGTATTCTTGATGGCCACCTTGTCGAAAGGCATATAGAAATAACGGGGGTTCAGGTACTCCTTATATTCTAGCATACCCGGCAGCAGTGCATCAAGAATATCCTTGCATGACTCTGACACCAGGTCATTGTAATCGTCGAGCAGCGAACCCACCGGCGCAGTCTCCAGGAACTCCACATCATTTCCATTTGATGCCAAGCTGGCCGCCTGCAGCATAGCATCAAGGGTATAACCGATAACATAAACCTTGTCACTCATAGTATAGTCGAATCCTTCTGTATAAATGGTAAGATATTCTTGTCTAGCCAAGCCTCGTCGGGAAATTCAAAAAGTATATCGATTACCTTGCCGTCACCGTCGGTAAAGATGTTCACCGGTGCAAAATCGATATGCAAGTCATCGAGAACAGAACTTGATTTTGCATCGTCGTCAGCCACGAGCCCAACCGAACGGACCGGATTATCGACAAGACCATACTTCGCAAACCAGTCACGCAGCCGTTCAAGCCCGTGCTTGCACACCGGGCATTCCGAATCGGCATCGTAGAAGCTGAAAACCCACATCACGAACCGGCGAGACTTGGCCTCGTCGCCGTAAGTCTTCAACCCTATATCTCTCAAATAGATACTTAGGGGCTTGTATGTCCCGGTAATGTCCACCGGTTCCCCGCAGCATGGTTTCGGCATAATAATTTCCTCTTCAACAAGAAAACTATACCAATTTTGCTAGACATTGAGGTTTCCGTTGAATAGCCCGCGCGTGTTCGTCTCGTTCGCAATGAACCAATTCACCATATTCCGCTTACACCAGCTCTCCGCGGCCTGCCACTTGGCATAATTGGTGGCGATATCCATGCTTTTTTGCTGGAATGAACTCATTTTCTTCTTAAAAGCCATTATTTTCTTGTAATCGGAGCAACCCGGAGGCAACGGCTTCGGCGGTTTCGGCACTACCGAGTAGGAAACTGGCTTGATTTCAATCAACCACTTCTCTATATGGCCGTCATCATAGGAAATCTCGAGGTAAATGTCCGGGCGGTACAGCGATTGACGCAACATCACGGGCGAAGAATAGGGTATTTCAAACGGTTCATACGCCCAGCGGATGATTTTCTCGTTTCCATCGCACAGGACACAGAATTTACGCTCCCAATCAGACTTATAATGGACGACAACTTGGTCAATTACGCCTTTTCCGCCACATCTAGGACATTGCTGCCCATTAATAAGACCAGTCCCGCCGCATTCCGGACACTCCACCTGCACAACAGCGTCACGCAGCATATACTTTTCAGGACGGATGAGCGTATAGGCACCTTTCTTGGTCCCATTATAGTAGTCGGTACGACGCTTGCGGCGAGGCTTTGGCGGCTCGCCTTTGATATCCGCTTCAGTTATCTTCTTGCGCCTTCCCATAATTAACCTACCGATGCATACATCCTTGCATAATAGCCCACAAGGGATTCATTGCTACGCTGAGCATCCCACTTGATATCCTGTATCTTGGCCACACGGACCGCATCATAATCGGATTCTACCCAGTAATTCGCCCCGCGCTCATCCGGCTCGATTTCGACCGGTTCACGGACGATAACAGCAGGGAAATTCGTCTCGTACCCGCCATTGAAATCGGCAGAAAGGCCGTTAGACTTGTCCCGGACTTCGCGCAACTCGGAAACCGTCTTGTTGCTGATTGCGTAATATCCGGCAAATCTAAGATACTGGTACCATTTCTCGGTAAAATACGAGTCCTCGTTACACCCGGCAGCAATCGAAAGGCCGATGCCACGGATAAGCTCGTCTTCCTGCTTCGTAAGCGGGTAGTCGCCGACATTGATATCGTTCTCGCGCTCAGGAGAATCGGAAAATTCCGCCGCCATGCGCACCGGGTCCTCCTCGATTCCCGAAGTAGCCCCGATTGAACCGTCAACAGGAGTCACGTTGTACGAAGTGTTGCGCATCATATCGGTGTTCCAGGCGACCCCGCCCGTACCGTTCAGCCCGTAGTTTACCTTGGCGATATCCACCCTGTTCTTCGCACGTCGGTTGCAAGCGCGCAGACGGTCGTAAAGGTCGTACCACATCTCGCCAAGTTCCTTGAGACTAAACGGGGAATTTCCGACGGCATCCGCCCTCATGCAGCACTGGTAGATATCACACTCGAAGGCCCGGTTCCAGTAATCACCAGTAAGACGCATCTCCTCGTTAAACTTCTTTACCTTGTTCTTAATACGCTCGGAAAGCGCCGGGCAAGGGTACTCAAGACAGTTGACCCACATCTTCATACTGGACATCATATCGAGTACGCTCATACGGTACACGGTCTTCCCATCGACCACATCCTTCGTATAAAGGAGAAGGCAATCCAGATGAGACGACTTCAGCGGAGAAATCATAAAAGACACATCCCACTTCTTGCGAAGCAGGTCAGCAAATTTCTTAATAAGCCACCGGAACGGAGCAATGAACAGCGTAAAAATCGTATCGATTGCGAGGCTGATAGCATCGAAGAACAGCACGATGTACTTCTTGATGTAGGTATCCATAATCGCGGACAGACCGGTAGCCAAGTTAAGCCCGTCGATAAACCAGAGCTTGTTGCGGATGCAGCGGATAACCTGGTCAGGGTCGTCGGAAATGCTATTCCCTTCAGAATCGGTATCGCACCCGGTCACAAATGCGACAAAGCGGCAAATGCACGGGCAGTTCCTGAGGAACCTCTCCATCGATTCCCAGTCGAAATTAAGCGATAGAGTCAGCATTCCCGAGAAATACTGCTCAATCATATTGTAGACATCAAGAATACACTGGAGTACAGCATCAGTCAAGGACTGCAGCGCAGCCTGCATACGCTGACGGGCATCGTCAATCTTGTCGAACAGTGCGAACGCCGCCTTGGAGATAAGTTCAAGCCAGGAATTCACCGTGCCAAACAAGGTAGTGATAACATCGCAAATCTTCTGGGATACTGAGTTGTTCTGTATGAGGTCGCCGACCTTCACACCGGTCGTTATCGAGTTGAGCATACCGACAACATTGTCTATGGTATCACCCACGCTACGGAGCGACGGGCAGACAGAATACATCCACTCGATAAGGTGGTCGGAACAGTCGTAATTATAGATGGACGCGGCGGTAGCATCAATAGTCCCCGCGGCCTTGATAACGCTGTCAAGGAAATCGCCACCGCCAGTACCGCCATCACTGTCGCGGGTCACCTGCTTGCCACCTTCGGTACCGGCAAGCGACTGTCCGTTCAGGATATCTTCACACTTCTTGATAGACATCAGTACGCCCCCTCCAGATTCTTAAGGTTGATGTAGGTAATGAACCTGCTGTCGGCAGGGCTTAACGGCCTGTAGGCAACGACCTCAATTTCATCAAGCTTTCCCGCCTGCTTAACATGGTTCACAATGTCAAGGAACTTGCCCATCTGGTACTTGTTCAGGTTGCCGTCGCCATAGAACACGACCCCGACCGCATCGATATTCGGCTTGCCGCGCATATCGGAACCGAGAGTACAGTCATAGGTAATCTCCGCGCACTGGATGAACCCGAGATTCTTCGCCTTGGAACGGTCATCGAGAGTAGAAAGCACATCAGGGTTGCCGTCGCCGACACCGACAAGGTAATGCGCGCAGTTTTTAGCGCTGTCATCAGTGTAGTTGGACAGGAATTCTGCCAGCGGGGACTTGCCCGTAGCGCTGACGACAATACGCACATTGGTCTTGCCCCCACGGCGCTTTGCAGCGGGTGATTCAAGGAACGGAATCTCGTATGTCGAATCCTTGCCGACGATTTCCCGTCTCTGCTGGCCGTCAACCTCGTCATCCTTGACGCTCTTGACCACGGTACTACTCGCCCCGCCGTTACCACGGATAGCATCCACGGTAGCCTTCGAGATATGCGGAACCTTGAAATACTCAGAACCCGCACGGGCTGCAGTGCCCGAACCGCCCACCGGACGGCAGGTGAATATATCTATCGTCGCCTCTGTAAGCACCGGAATAGGCCCGGTGCCTGGTTCATCAGAAGCATTGGAAGATGACAACAGGACTTCTCCCGCGGCGTTCCACAGAAGTTCCGAATTGTTGCCCGGGTTCTTGACCACGGACATATGCGAACGCCTGTTATGCACATAGGTATAGTTGGCTTCGCCAAGATTCGCCACGGCGACATCGGGATAGTCAGCGACATATTCAGCCGGGAGAAAATCCCTAGTCTGCGACATCGCATAGTACATCCCCTGGTTAATATCACCGTTGTTGAACTTGACCAGAAGCCAAAATCCCTTCTGGGGAACCTGTATAAGCCCGGTATGAAGCTGCGGGGCGAACCAAGGCTGGTTCTTGTCCTGCCACGAGTCGGTAACTCCGCTCACGCGCGCCTGCACGAAGCCCGCACGGTTTGGGTCGACCGAGTTGCCGACAACCTGTGCGTAATAGTATGAAAAATCAAGACGGTTCCTAGTCTGCTGACCCGGAGCAAATTCATCTTCCCAAGGCATCCTCTGTGAATTATCGCCGCTCATTAGGTAGTACCGCCTTTCTTCAGTTTTTCAGTGATGGACTGGGCAAGCGCCAAGACCGACTTGTAATCGGGGCTAAGCATGCCAGCATAACCATTGTTCGAAACCATCGTAATCTCAGTAACCAAGTTCGTAGTGTTTTCCGAACGGGCCTTCCCGAGCATACCCGTGGCCACCTCGGCAGACTTCGCGATGCGCTTTCCGACAACGATGTACCTTGCCGTGTAGTTCTCGTCAGGGAGGAAGTCCCCGCTTCTCAGCTTGGCCGAAGCCGCATAGAAATGTACACATTCCCCAAGTGCCGGGCCCGGGTGGTTGAATATCTGCACCTTGACCATCTTGGAGTATTCCGCAAGAAGGTAACTGCGTACAAACGGCGCAATGGCATAGGTCTTGTGGGTGTTCGCGGGGAACGGCTTCACTACATGCTGCTTGCCGAAATCAGACTTCTCCATATAGCTCGCGTCACCGCCCATAGCCCCGAGGATAGACCTCCAGCATTCACCCGTGCAGTCGCCGGTTTCTTTTGCAGAACCTGTAGCGGTACTGTCGATAATCAAGTTAGGAGAACGGGCTTCACGGGTAGCGCCGGCAAGGTCGCTCGGGATGTACCCGGAATAGTACCAGATGCTGGTATCAGTGCCTTTTACCTTTGCCGTGGCCGATGCCGTGGTGGTTACCGCATCAGAGGTATACATGAAGAAATGCTTGGCCTTGGCCGCCTTGGAAACATTGAATGTACCGATACGGAAACCGAGCGCGGCATCGTCGTACGCCCAATACAACACATCGCCCGGGATGGAAGCGTGTTCCACGATATCCTGCAGATATTCGTCAAGACTCCCCTCCACAAGGCGCCATGTCATATTGTCGCTTATCGAGCCCGGGCTCTTGCCTGCGGACGCATAGTCCACCGGCTCGATTCCAGCAACCTTGAACACCTGATTCATGGCCTCGACACTGGTCCCGTCTATCGCAAGGGATTCAAGGTGCTTCTGCATCTCCTCAGTGCCGATAATAAAGGTAAGGTCAATCGATGCGAGGTCCTGCCCGATTTCCGAGCGGGTAGCTGCAAGGATGTATATCGGGAGATTCAGCGGGTCGCCCGGTCTCAGGCCATCAACAATCATCGAACCGTATGTGCCGCTCCCGGGGTTGCATGTGCTGTCCGTGGGGCCTACTATGGTAGCCGAGCCATAAGGAAGATGGTTCAGCGGTTCATTGAAAAGAAATGAGTGAACAGAGGCGTCGTTGAACACAACGGTCTCTGGAGTTTCGCCTTCCTTGACCACCTTCGGGATGGCAAAACTTATCGAATATCGCTCACCTACCTTTGACTTAGCCATTAGTCTTCCTCGTCATCGACATCCTTGAGTGTATTGAACCGTTCGTACCAAGCGACCGCGGTATTCGGCGTAGGGACAAACATAATCCTTCCCGGCGTTACATCGGTGATGTTTCCATCGGCCATATTGCCGTAGGACTTCCAGTCCCGCTCCCCGTTTACACGAAGCTCGTCGATTAAGTCGGCTTCCTTCTTCACCCTGGACTTCTTTACACCCCTTAAAACTAGCTCATTTTCAAGGGCTTCTCGCGCCGGACGGATACCCGGCCGAGTACTGAACGCATCGACAATCCCGTTGGCCGCCGCGAATATCTTGTACGCGCGAGGTTCGCCATACAAGTCCTGGACAATATAGTCCAGCCGCCCCGCCTGATAAGAGGGGACTACAAAAGTATCAGCATATTCAAAATTCCGGGTACGAATCCTCGGGAAACTTTCCTTAGCCATATCTTATTACCCCTTCTTCATTCTAGGTTTCTTGGCCGCATTGTTGGCACCACCGGTCACTTTACCACCCGTTGTGCGAGTAGTGTTCGGCTCCGTCTTAGTGCCATTCGATGATTTGGCCTTAGTCGATTTGTCGTCAACCGTCTTCTCCGATTCGCCCACGGTATACCCGACATTGAACACATCGTCGCCAAGCCACTGCACAAATCCCTTGTTCGGGTCAGGATTCATCCACATAGCGAATGTGATGTTGGCCGTAACGAACAGCGGAATGTTCGAGCCATCGGTCGTCATGAACTGTTCCTTGCTGCCGGTAATCTGTACATTAGTAATGACCAATGGTTCAATATCAAGGATATGCCCTAGAGTTAACCGGACAGGCAACGGGGTAGATGTAAGAGAACCCCCAAAGAACGAATTAAGGTCGACTGCGCCATTGATTATATTATCAAGTACATTTCCATTGAATACAAAATCGAACATACCGGCACCAAAATCAGCAACCCCGCCAATAAACGAAGTAGCCACATTGCCTACCCAGTTAGATGCCGCAATTTCGGACTCAATAGATTCTTTTGCGGGCTTAAATGATTCAGTGACATTCCGGCGAATCTGCCGCAAAGCTTCAGCAATCTTCGCACCATAATCTTTCCGGTTAGCCAAATCGAAGTTACGGACATACGCCATCTTCAGCAAACGAGAAATACCAACTCGAGCCTGTGCTTCCATTTCCGGCATATACCAAGAACACTTGATTGTCTTATTGAATGCAAAGGTAGACTTACGGAAAGTCTTCATCGTACACGAACCAGTACTAGAATTATCCAACCCAGCAAAGCTTGCTATCGCATTACCTAGCTTAGCACCCCCGCTCATCGCACCGGTAACAACCCCGGCAACCGCAGATTTCCCAACAATAGGAGCATTTCGTATCGACTTTACCACACCATCAATAGTAGCCTTACTATCCTCTTCCCAACTAGCCTGAAGGTCAAACCCGATATCACCCTGCTGTGCCGGGTCAAAGAACGCATAAAATGGAGCAATCGCATCCGGGGTAGACAACATACTCGAGAGTTGCGAACGGAAACCGTCCATCGCACTATGAAACTTACCAAGATACTGAGCCTTAGCGTTAGGGGACATAATCTCTATACGGACGACATTCGGCAACGGAAGTACATCCGAATGATACCGTTGTCCAAGAACATTCCCGTGATTCGGGAACATCTTGTAGCGAGTTATAGTAGCCGGCGTTGCCATATATTACCTCCTCCCAACTAGGGTATCATGCAAGGCATCACCCTGCTTCTTCGCATTTTCCTCGTTCTGCTGCTGGACTTCCTGGTCCATCAGAGCCCGTTTGGTACCGTTATACATCGCATTTTCAAGTTCACGAGTCTTTTCCTCTTCGGTTTTCACCATAGAGAAATCAATATTAGCACCCGGAGTCTGCTCGGCATTAGGGGTTGTGAAATCAAAAGAATAGCGTTCGGCAGCAGCTTTCTTCTTAGCATCCATTTTCTTCTTATATTCTTCATCAAAGGAAGCAATAGCCTTTTCAGTTTTCTTCTTGTCGCTGGTATCAACTTTATTCCGGTCAAGATACTTCATCAATTCCGAATATCGAGCAAATTCACTTTTCTGCCTATCCCTCGCATCATTCAACTCCTTCATGTATTCCTGCATACGCAAAAAGGCGTCCTTATCGGCATAAGTCATACCGCCCTTATCGTAATCAGCCTTCATTCTGGAATACACTTCATCGTAGTTGAATCCACCAAGCCCATCATCGTTTTCATGAATGCCATATTCTTTACGCTTCTCAAATGACAATAAATTCCGCCATCCAACTAATTTATCTTCCGCGTGTTGAATATCTTTTAGCGCAGCACGATTCCCTTTATTAAATTCATTAGTAACACTGTCATGGCCATCATATAGACCCTGCTTGATTTCAGCCTTTCTCTTATTAGCATCCATCGCTGAATCAATCCATTCCTTAGTCAAACCGACAGCCTGCACAATTTTCATAGCAGCCGCGGCCGTAGCCACACCAAGCGTAGCATACAATCCACCCTTGCCAGGCAACCCAGCACCGCCACCATTGTTCTTTTCCTCGAACAGTTCGCCTGAATTAAGTTTTTCAAAAGCCTTTATACCTTTCTTATAAAATTCAGGACGCAATGTAGTATCGAGATACCGCTGAATATCGGCCGCTTCCTTAGTATCACGGGCTTCATATCCGGCACCAGCCTTCTGATAGGCCATTTCGACCGGCTCATTCATATCCCCAGTAACATCTTGGGTACGCATCCGGTCGTCACCGATTGCACTACGGCGGACTGCCATCTCGGACGGCTTACCACTCACATTGCTTTCAAGGGATTCAATAATCTTTACCGGCAAAGGCAACTGCAAGCCCTGCGGAAGCCAAGCGCCGCCCTGAACATTACCGACCGCCGGCTGCCCGGGCTTACCCGGAGTAGGAACCTTTTCATTACCCTGCCCAACTTCAGCAAGGTCAGCAAAAGGGTCCGCCTTGCGCTCGTCAATACGCTTCTCGGCATCCTTGATTATCTGGGTGCGCTCCTGGAGCTCGGCGAGAATCCTCTGCATCTTCTCGTCGTTCTGGCCATCGGTATTTTTAGCCTTCAATGCGCGATACTGTGCCGACAGCTGGTCGACCTGCTTCTTTTCGCGCTTGATAGTCCCCTGGTCCTTCTGGATAGCCTTTTCCTCGGCCTTCTGCGCACGGGTACCCGAGGAAAACCTATCCAATATCCCGCGAACATCCTTGGTAACACCCAAAGTAAGGGTATCGAGAACCTTCTGACCTGTAGTCCGCTCATCTACATCACTGTTGACTGCACTACGGATAGTTGCCGAAGAAAGCGAGTCCTTCAACAACTTCTGCACCCCAGAATCATTGAATGTAGCCTTAAGAGCTTCAGCCTGTACCTCTATAGGCGACTTGCTTACAGGGGAGAATGCCTGTGACCAGAAATCAGCCTGCCCCCTGACAGGTTCGGCACCGCTACGCCGCATCGCCTCGGCATTCTGTTCCTTGGCGTTTTCATAGATGCGACGGTCCGATTCGGCTTTCTTCAGCGCGTTCTCCATCGAAGACGACAACGCGCCCACCATGCCGGCAAAGAACTGGCTCTGCGGATTGGTAAGGGTATCTTCGATATCCGATAACCCCTTGCTCAGCGTCGATGCTGTACCGGAAATGCCCTGCAGCTTACCGTTAAGTTCCTGCAGTGCGGCGGTAACCTTGTCATATCCGCCCGTGCTCCCATATGTCTGTGTTTTGTCGGCCATAGCGCTTCAAACCTCAATTACACAGTTTATACAGCAACGGCCGCCCGGAGGGGGCGGCCGTGTGCCATCAAAGAAGCTTCACTATGTCTTCCAGCGCCTGCTGGGGATTCTTGTAAAGCACCCCCAACCCACCAGCTCCACGGAAGTCCTCGATGTTTTTAGGCGTATCGTCCACTAGGATGCGCCCCGGCGCCGCAAACCGCTTCTTATCATCTCCCTTCCGGACGATGATAAGGTGTTCGTTATCCAGGTCGGTATTCCAGTGAACCCAGAGGCATTTCCCGCGGATACCCGCCGGAATCTCCATGGCGGTCAGGATACCCATCTCGATACCTGCAGTATGACAAAGGTCGCGGCAGTCCTCGTAGAACTTGTCCGCACCCGGCATCCACTTCATGTTCGCCCAGAAGTCAGGACCGATTTCCCTTGCGATATTCCAGTCGATAGCATCCGGGTTCTTCCCGGGCGCCTTCCGCGCGCCGAACTCGTCGACCCGAGAATCGAAATCGACAAGTACGCCGTCCATATCAAGATAAAGTCTGGTTACCTTACTCATATCACCCCAAATATAGCAATCACAGGTTTTCCACGTCAACCATATTGTCTTCCTTTCGTCCGTAAAGGTCGACAAAGCGGTCACACGCATACTGCGCCAGCTCGAGGAAGTCCGGGAAGAACATCCGGTCGCAGTCGGCAAATGTATGCGATGTAATCTCCGAGATAATGCACTTGTCCTTCAGTATCTCCTTACGGCTATAGCGAGGCCACAAACCGGCGATAATGAAACGGATACGGCACAGATGCCGTACCTCCGCAGAATGGACACCTGATGTTGGCTATAGTATGGGAAACCACCTGTGCATCGCCAATAGCCTGGAAGAACGAGATACGCTCCTCGAGAGGATAGTTCTCGATGTAGTCCAGCTTGGCGTTCATATCCTTGCAATCCTCAATCTCGATAACCGCGGCTGCAGCTAGTTCCACCGTACGGTGCTTCGGGAGGTATGTATGGGTAATCTCTTCCCACTTCTCCTCGTATTCCCGGATTACCGCATCGTGCTTGCGACGGCGGAGATAGATATGGACTTCACGACCGTCGTACGCGGTGAACTCAGCATAGCCATTGCGGGAATGCTTCGCGGCTACCTCGAGCGGGTCGCTATCGAGCTTGAAGTCAAGGTCCATGAATGTAATCGGCTGAATCATAGACAACGACTGCGCATCGTTGAAACGCTGTTCGCAATGCGGGCACTTGAACTTCACCTTCGGCAAGCCATGCCCGGCCTGTGACGGATATGACGATGCGCGCAGCCAGTACATCAGGTATTCCTCGTCAGCGGTAAGTATATCTCCCGGGTCGATTCCCTTGATACGGCGTGACAGCACATCGTCGAGGATATCGGAGATTTCGTCATCCTCGGCAAGCCCAAGCTGGATTGCATCGACCGTAAACAATGACTGGCCGTATATCTTGTTCGGATAGAACACCGAGCGGGAAGGCCACCCGGAAATAAGGCCAAATTCCCCGTAGTCCCTATTAGGACGGCTCGGGTCTGCAACCGGCGGGCGCACAACAGGAGTCTGCCGCACCTGAGGCTGTGCAAACGGAGGCAACTGCGGTTCATCACGGAGCGGAGCGCGCGCGAATGACGGCTGCTCGACGACTGGAGGAGGTACCGGGGCCGGGCTCGGTTCAGGCGGAAGCGGTTTCACCGGCTTTGTCTGCTGGGCATACCCACGGGAAGCCCGATTCACCTCATCCCAAGACGGAATTGCACCCGGAGCAAACCGGGGCTGCACGGGAGGAACCGGGGCGGCAATCTGCGGAGCTACCGGAGGGGCTACCTTTGCGAGCTCCTGGCGCATCGTGTGATAATTAACCGCATCGAGTCCAAGGCTTTCAAGTGAAGGAGATTGTGGCCGCGATACCGGTGCAGCCGGAGCCGGAGCAACCTGCTGCATTGCCGCTTGTTCCATCGACGACATCAGCTGTTCCTCCGTAGGTCTTTCAGGAGGAGGCGGATATTCCGGAGGAGGCGTAAACTTAGCGACCGGTTCTTCCCATTCACCGTTGCCATTGAGCATCTTTATTGGATTACGATAGGTATCGTTAGCGTATTCCGGACGCGCATCGACCGCACCCGGATGCACCGAGTCGTGCTGTTCAAAGAACTTCTCGCGGGAACGCATGCGGGACTTCTTGACTTCCTCGATAAGTGCCATATCAGCCGCAGTAAGATTCGGCGGGAGCGGGTTTACCGGAGCAATCGGAGCCTGTTCCGGCTGGCCAGGAATGTTTACCGTAGCCGGTGCGTTTACATTAGCGACTTCAGGCATCTGTGCCTGCTTACCCCGTCTCTTGCGACCGGTAAACGGCTTCTGCGCGCCTGCCGTGCCCGGTGTACCAGGAACCTGTCCTTGACCGGCGACAAATGCCGCGCGTTTCTGCTGAAGCTCCTTGTTCAGCTCGACCATATCCTCATTCAGCTGCGCCTGCTCACGCATACGGGTCTTCGTCAGTTCCGGGTCAGCGGAAACCATCCCGATAGACTGCGTAACCGCCGCAGTGCTGAGACCCTTGGCCAGAAGCGCACGGCTTTCGTCATCAAGCCCGGCACTCATATTACTCGTCTGGCTCATTTGCCATAACCTCCCCTACCACATAGGTAAATCTTGGACCGACATAGTGCTGACCATTAGCCAGCGTTATATCAATCGTTTCACCCCGTTTACTCAAATCGGCATTCAGCGCCGCGACAATACCTTCAACTTCAGCCTTATCATCAAAATACTTTTCCGATGCCAACGGCGCGTTTACATCAGGGTTGTCGTAAGAACGGGAATGACCCGGACGCTCCGGGTCACCTTCGAAACTCAGGTTGTCATACTTGATGACATTGTACTTAAGTTCCCTTCCCATAGATTATTCCTTGGCAGCTTCACCTGCACCCGGAACAACGGACAATCCTTCCTTAAGCGGGGCGTCAGCCTTCTTGAGCTTTGCCATACCTTCGTCGAACTTCGTCTTGAGTTCCTTGCTGACGCGCTGGCCGAGCATTGCATGGAAGAACCCTGCAAGAATCTTCGGGTCAGACACAAGACGGTGTTCAAGAAGAGTACGCTGGGCAATGTAGGCTTCATCCCACTTGGCAACAGAGCGGCGCTGTTCGACCATTTCGCGAATCTTCTGCACCGGAGACTTCACGCTGAACGCAAAGCCGTTGCCACATTCGTTACAGAGGTGGATACCCTTGCCGAACTGAGCTTCCGCAATCTGGGCGAACACGACGGAACCGGAAGCAACAGCGATGATTGCGTCAGTGTCGGTGTCTGAAATCAAGTAGATATCATTTTCGATATCCATCGGGGAAGTGAGAATGACAAAATCGAAAGCGGCATCGCGTTCCATAGCCATCGTCTCGGTAACATTCTTGCCGTTGACATACGGGTTTGCCCAGTGATAGATATGGCGAACGACCGGAGATTCCTTCTTGCTCGGGGCAATGAGAAGCTTTTCGAGTTTCGGGTCGAGTTCACCAACGGTGGAAATCGTAAAGTCGTAATCATCCGTGGAGTGGATGATGAAGTTCTGCACATTCGACGGAATCACTGTACCCTTCACGAGGATTTTCGGGCGGCGGATAACCGTGCTGCTGCCGGAAGACCGGAGGAATACCTTATGGACCGGATAGAAATTGGATACGAAGGAAGGAATCACGACGACTTCCTTGTCTTCGTCAACAAGCTGTGTCTGCTGGATAGCAACCATAAGCTCGGTATTCGGAACGACAATCGTATCCGCATAGCTGAGACAGTCAGAAACCATCTTGGCATCGATAATTGTACGGTTGCGGCCACCCGGAGCATCCCAGTAGAATTCGTCGAGCGCATAGACGACGCGGAGAGTCAACGAACGGTATTCGTTGGCCTGCTTCATATATTCGTCATAGGCAGCCTTGTTACCCTTAAGGCTTTCAGCTTCGTCGCGCCAACCCGGTTCGAACTTATCGAAGGCTTCGCGCATGGATTCCATGAGCGTGTCGTTGAACGAGCAGCTGATGACATTATCAACCCAGACCACATTGAATGCGGAAAGGTCCGGCTTCATCCGGGTAAATGTCTTGCTGTCCATCGTGGTCAGCGTAACATCGGTAATACTGCTGTAGAAAGTCTTGAACTCCTGCATTGCGTTCAGACCGCGCACACAGGAAAGCCTGGATGTGTTGTCAGACACGTAGAGTACGTTGAACGAACGCTTCGTTTCAAGAATCTGTTTGAGTCTAGCTTCAATTTTTGCTTTGAAATCCATACTTAGTTTCCTTGCTCTTTGCTCAGGAAACTAATGCTTTTTTGGATTCAAATCAGGTTTTGATGCGATAAGATTGCAAAATTCCCAAAATTTTTTTCTTCGGGTCCTCTTTTGACCAGAATGTAGGGAGTCCTTCGGGGTGCTTGTCCATATACATTTCTGCAAGAGTAAGGCTGTCGGCGCTCAAAAGGCGGCGAGTTTCCTCATCATCGAGTTCGAGAGCCTTCTTGATACCCACATCATCACTATACGGAACCGGCTTTACATAAATCGGGTTAGCGTCGTTGAGCTTCTTGCGGCGGTCACGGGTTTCATCGGCGGAACGGCTGTTCAAGTAGCAGTAGCGAACGAAACAGTTGGAAAGGTCACCAAGACCCTCGAGATGCTCGTCATCGACATCGACAAAGCGCGGGCTAGAGGTATTCTCGATAAATTCGACCGAGAGCTTCCCGTTCTCGCCCTCGTCAACGATGTAATAACCGCAGTCGGTACCGACGTGGGCAAAGCTCAGCTGATACGGGGTACCCATGTAAAGGATGGAGGAGTTAGGATTTGGACCCTTGTTATAGGAACGGCAATGGTAGTGACCGCTGAATACATAGTTGGCCGCATTATAGAGCATTTCCTGCGATAGACCGTTTTCAGAAAGCTGACCAGCTTCCATAAGGCATCCCATGATATCGAAATGACCAAACAGGACAGTCTTTTCCTTCTGCTCCTCGGATTTCTTCGCGAGCTTCTGCAGCCACTGCTCCACCGCGGGCATCTTGTCCGGGAAAATCCAGGGAACCATATACCAGTCGCGACCGACGAGAGGCACCTTCTCAATTCCCATATGCACCTTAACATTGGGCATAAGCTGGAGGACAGCCATATAGGATATCGATTCCTTGTTGTCATAGAGGAAGTCGTGGTTGCCCGGAATCACATGGACTTCAAAATCCTTGAGGTCTACAGAGAACAGCTTGATTGCGTAATTGAGGACTTCATTCGTGATGAAAGAGCGATTGCTGAAAATGTCACCACTGAACAATACTGTCTTGATACCACGCGCTTTCCATTCGGAAATCATCTGCTGGTGATACTTGAACATACCCGGCAAAAGCGCCGTACGGATACCGTCACGCTCACACTTAGGACCAAGATGAATGTCTCCCACCACTGCAATAGCCATAAATTCTACCTCTACAAAAAATGCGGGGAAGATTCCCCGCATTCAAATATAGCAAATTTATGGAGACGGCAGCTGCGGAGATTCCCCCGATTCCGCCTGCTTTTGTTGCCGTTCGTCGTACTCGCGCTGAATCTCGGCATGGATATCCTCGTCGAGCTCGGCCACCCACTTTTCGATGGCGGCATTCGTATCCCGGGTAGTCATCTCCATAGATTCCTCGTTCGGGTCCAGACCTGGTTCAGCAGGAACACCAGTGGCGCCACCCGGAGCACCGCCGAATCCACCCGGCTTTCCACCGACGCCTCCCGTACGCTGAGAATATATCTCCTCTTCCTTGCGGAGCATCACCAAGGCATCCTTGACCCCGTTGAGCGTACTGAGAAGAACGGCATACTGCCTCTGGAAATTCCCGTAGTCGTCCGGACCCGGATTTACGAGGTTTTCCATCTCCTTCTCTATAGCGTCAAGCATCTTCTTGCCACGCCTGAACAAGTCGATGTACTCGTCGCGGAGCATCTTGCGGTCACGCGCAAGAGTATCCATGTTGAACGCTTCCCCAAGTTCCTCGTCAAGGCCGGCTTCGTCCATATCCTTAGCAAGCTTCGTCTTCTGAGAGACGCTCCTTGCGCGAATACTGAGATTCTTGGCCTCGTCCTTAACCTTCTTGACTTCCTCCTTGGCAAGCGCAAGGCCCTGCTTTGTAGAACCATTCGGGAGTCCGAGAACCTGCTCGACTCCGGCGAACGGATTTTCCTGGGTAGCCTTGACCTTAATCGACGGGTCGTCAAGTGACTCCACCGATTTTATCTTGACCGGGTTATCATTAAAATCGACATCACCGAACAAGTCATCGGCATCCGTAACATCTTCTGGTATTTCCTCTTCCTTCATCCTAGCAACGCCTTTGCCTTTACACACGGCGATGGCCCGAATACCGCTTTCTTTCCCCTCGCGAGTTTCCGGGTAGTTTCTTCAGGGCGTTCAGGCGAAACATCGACCTGACGCTCATCGTCGACTGCCACATCAGCATCGACATCAGTACTTATTTTTGTCTCTGATACCAACAATTATCTGTCCTATTTCCTGCCCAAAGTTATGCACACGCACCAAGGCGTCCGCATTCCTCGGATAATACCTAATCAAATCCTGCATACTCTCAAGGAACTTCACGAATTGCTCCTGGCATTCGCACCGTTCCTTCAACGCACTCAAATCAGGGTCACCCTCGACCATAATCGATTCGCCCTGTGCGCTCGGAATCCACTTCATCTTTGTGTTATGTATATTCTCATACACCTTCTTTTTTGCCTGGCGATACTCACTGTTGAGCGCACTCAGCTTAAGTTGGTTCTTGAACGCGAGCATACCTATATGGATGGCGTTTTCACCCATATTATAGGTACCCTGATGATAAATCACATTAGCATTCGGCTTTCCGGATTCATCGCAAGTCTGCAGAGCATTACGAAGCCACGCCCTAAGGCGCTTCATCTGCATCTCGACCGGCGAGTTCTCGTCGCCAATCATCTCCTGTATTGCATCGGGGTCAAGCGAAAATAATGACATAGGTTCCTCTATTTCTGTATAAGGAAACTAGAAATTTTTTATCCGGTGTGCAACATAAAAGGGGGCGGACCGCCCCCTGGGAATTACGGAAGTACCTTCCGCGTTAAGCCTGTCCAGCCTTGATTACCTTGTAGTCCGGGTTGAACCAAATGTTCCACCGGTCATAGGTAAGCGTAAAGTTGAACTTCATAAGCGTTGCATTCTGGTAAGTCAACTGAGTACCAACACCGACCTTTGACGGCCAGGCATTGATATAACGAATACCCATAATGACATTGCCGTACATCCAATCGTAGAGAACCAGCGTAACATGGGAGTTACGGAGGAGAACCGCCGTGGAGTTCAGGTAGTTCTCCTGCTGGCCGAGACCGAGGTACAGCTTGTTGGTGCCATCCTCGATACGGTTAGATTCGCTGTTCGTGTCGCCGATACCAGTCTTGTTGAGGATACCGGAGTTCAAGCAGCACTGGTTCCAAGCCATCATCGCTTCATAACCCCTACCGTCTTCAAGAAGCAAAGCATTGAGAGTGGTATCACCCGCAAGGTTCTGCTGCTGAACCGGGTAGCGCTTTTCGTAGCCCATGTACCAAATGCTTTCCCACTTGATTGCAGCATCCGGAATCTTCGCACCATCAGAAATGTGGATGCTGAATTCCTTTGCCGTTTCCGGGCTGATGCCGAAATCGGTACCGTTAGTCGGCTGGATACCGACCGCCTTGAAGATTTCATTGCTAACGAGGAGGTGCCAGCGGGTGCTTCGCACCGGGTCCGGCAAAGTGTCCACCATCGAAGCATAGAAAATCTTCTTCTTATCAGAGAGTTCTACTTCATAAGGTTTAGCCATAATTCAGTCCTCCTTTATTAGCGGCTACCCGTGGTGAGGTCCGTGGTAATCGTGTTGCCACTGGAACGGCTCAAGACATTCGTCCTCAAGAAGATGTAACGAGTGCTCGTAGTCGGGTAGAGATAGAGGTCGACCATAAGCTTATGGGCCTCAACAACTTCCGGCGGGTTGTTCTCGTTATCGCACTTGACATAGCTACCCACTTCAAGGCCGGCCGGGCGTTCACCGACGATTGCGTCAATCTTAGCCTGGAGGTCTGTCGTGATGGTGGACCGGAGTTCAGCCGTGTTGAGCTGGAACACGCGGGCATCAAGGTAGTTGTAGAACGACTTGTGAATCTGGGCGACAAGCATCGTCACGTTGATTGCGTTGAATGCCGTGTCTTCCATCTGCATCGTGAAGTCGCCGAATGCGTAGATGCCACCCTTCTCGTTGCACCGGAACGGGTTCACATGAATGTCGCTGAGCTTAGCGATATCAGAATCCGGAGATTCCGGGATGAGGAAGGAACGGTCGTACTTCATTTCGGAGCACCAAGCACCCGGAACCTTACCCATAATTTCGCCAGACGGCACATGCCAGTAGACGGAACCACGTCGGTTAGAGGTGATGAGCGAGGCCATCGCGACTGACGGAGCCAACTCAACCTGGGACTTCGTGATGTAGGTATCATTGAAAATCGGGCGGTTATCGTAGATAGCACCCCAACGGCCCAAGGTAGAGCCAAACTGGCTGGCCGGTGCGTTCAACTTGAGAGCCTGCTTGATACGGGAATCGCCAGCGGCATCGAACAAGGCGAAGCAATCCTTGCGGAGTTCGCAGATGTTGAGGATAGCCTGCATCAACTGGGTGTTCAAGGATTCGTAACCCTTGAAGCCGAAGTTGTTCACATTAGACCCTGCGGCGACAAAGAAGGACACATCGGACTTATCCTTGTCGAGGTAGAGGTTGTATGCGTTGCTGAGCGTACTCGTGCTCTTGTTGTTGTTCGGGTCGTATACCCAGACACCGTTGTTGATGATTGCCGGGTCGTTCTCGTTGAAGGACGGGCAAGTCATCACGGCGGACGGGATAGCCTTGTAAGAACCATCGTTCTGGAGTTCACCGACGACCGTGTTAGAGAGGTCGTAGGAATTGTCCTCGCGGAACATTTCGATAACATCGTCCTCGTTGAGCACGAACTTAACGCCGGAGCCCTCGAGTTCAACCTTAGCGGTATCACCGATGTAGAGCTGACGGTCGTTGTACACATAGCGGACTATAGTACCATCGAACTCATAGAGGTTGCCGTTGTACATATAGGCAACGGAGAGGTAGAGGCGAGCAACCGCTTCACCATCGTCGGTAAGGTCGTAAACCTTGACCGTATCGCCGGTAAAGTTAATATCCTCGTACTTCAGGGTAGCAAGGCCGAGGCTTACGAAAGTAGCACCGATGCTTGTATCAGTAAGAACCTTCTCGGTCTGGGCGACGAGAGCACCCTTCTTCTTGTAGTTACCATCATAGTACTTGAACGGAGCAGTCTCGCCGACAAACACATCGTCCTTTTCGACCACAGTCGTAGTCGTCTGGATGGAGCTCGGGACGCTAGTCGTGAAGTTGCCTACGAAGTAAATGTCACCGAAGAACTTAGCATCATCTTCGTGTTCAACAATGCCATCATAAGTCAAGGCCGATACCGTACCGACATCCGGGGCGACCGGCTGGTTACTGCCGTCAAATGAACCGTCAAGTTCAGTAGACTCGAACGAAGCGACATAGTGCAACGGGAGACCACCTTCAACACCCGGGACAACTTCAGTCACCCGAGCAGTATGAGTCGCACCCTGCCACTTATACTTAACTGTATCACCAACAGACGGAATAGCAGTACCATTGCCTTCGAACGATACGGAACCACTTATAAGATACTTCGGCATAACCGGCGGATTAGCAGAAGCATCCCCATCGCTAGCCTTCGCAGCAGTCAAAGAAGTATAGCCTTCACCAGTCTTTACCGTGCCGGAAACATCAGTAACCCTTTCCTGCTTGACTTCATACTTGGAAACCGCCGCGTAGGCGACCTTGTTCGTCTGGGTAAGGTTCAGAAGTTGGAACCCGACGTAAGTATCCTGAGTCAATTCAGTAATGCCGCTGATATCAGCAGAAAGTTCAATCGTATCGCTAATCGGGTCAGAGTTCTTGACCTTGCCGACCCAGTAGATGTTCGTACCGTTGAACTGAGCAGCACCTTCCGGATAAACCTCGCCGCTGTCATCAACTTCGACACTAGAACGGGTAATCGCAACGATATCACCCGGGAGGAAATTGAGAGCACCACCCGGGACAACCGTAATAGTCACACCGTCGGCATCAAGCTTAATCTTGCCATACTTTTCAGTACCAACCGGGTCATTCTTAGCAATATCAGTAACGATAGAGCTGACACCGAATTCCAACAAGCCGGAGCGAACTGCAGCAAGCAAGTCCGTAATCACGCTTTCGACCGTAGAATCCTTGTCAATGTAAAGGTTAATCGTATTGGTAGAATCAACCCATTCTGCAGACGGAGCTTCGAGTGTAATTGCACTGGTTTCCGTAACAAACAGGTTACCGATGTTAGCTGCGCTAATTGAATCGATTTCAGCAACAGAAATATCCAAAGTATTAGCTTCGGTATCTTCGCCGGTTACTGTAAAGACAGCGGAGTAGAGACCCTCGGCCGGCCAGTTAAGCTGAATACGGTCACCAACCCAAATTGCATCCGGATTAGCCACCTTGATTGTAGCAGTTGTCGCATCGGCCGGTGCACTCGGGTCACTCGTACGAGTGATTTGAGTAAGTGTAGTAGCCTTCGGGGTAGCTACACGAACGAACACCGTATTGGCATCCTGGTCATTGAATACGATTGCAGAGCCGGACGGAAGAAGCTTCAAGGCAGCAAGGCCATCTTCATCCAAGTGCAATGCGCTGAAAGTCTTTGCACCTTGACCTGCCACGGCCGTCTTCACGGTCAAGTAGTCATAGTTATCGGCAACGACATTTTCCGTATCGCTATAGAAGAGAACTTCCGGCTTAAGACCAGCAATAAGATTACGCTGAGTTACACCACCATCGTTTGGCACCGCCTGAAGGGTGATTTCCTTATCGTCAATATCCTTCACAATGAACTTGCTAAGAGTCGTGATGCGTCCAGTTGCCGGAACACACACAATATCATTCACAGCAAACCCAACCTTAGTCAGGCTAGTAACCGTGATTTCGCCCTTGTCACGGGCAGAATTATCAAATTCATTCGTGTCAAGCCGGTAGCTAGTATAAGCACGGTTTGCGGAGCTCGGGTCAGCGTTCATGAGGGCGAAAAGCACCACATCGTTCTTACCACGGGCGACACCGCCGTTGGACACCCAGTTCTTCTTGTCAGAATAATCGGACCCTGCACTAAGACCGAAGTCAACATTACTGCCGTTGACGATAGTCTCGGCAATGTTGTTAATCTTACGGGTCAAGCCGTACTTGGCGCCACGGTCGCTCTTATAGCGGGTAGCGGCAAAGTACTCGATGTTAAGCGAAGTCTTGTTCGGGTTTTCGGCATTCTTGGCCGCATAGCGGTCATATGCAACGACGAAAGCATCAGTCTTCAAGTCGCGCTTGAAATCATCGGTCTTATCAATCTCTTCACCGTAAGGACGCACGAATTCGACGAAACCACCCGCGTTGATTACAGCGCGCGCGGCGTACATCCCCTGGTTATGGCGGGGATTGTTGAATCCTCGGCCAAAATACAATTCCTGCTCGGCGATATTCGTAAGGCGCTGAATCTTATTCAACTCGCCCTTGGGCGCAAACCCAACCACAGCGCCGACAGCATTCGGGCTTTCGACTTGGCTATAGCCAGAGTCGTCATTGAGTTCTAGACGAACACCACAAGCTCCCATCTTCGCCATAATCAACCTCATGGTTTGTTAAACATTCTGGCGAAAGTTTATTCAGTGGCCACATTTTTTTCTGGTTTTAGACAAAAATTTCGATAAACTTGCTGAAAAGTGAAAATCCGGGGTTATATAATGGACTTAAGGAAGCTTAATAGCCGAATAAACGGCCTCAAGGACGCCTATCCGAACGAACAGGCACTCATCGAAGGCGTACAGAACCTCATAAATACCAAGATTCAGGTAATTTCCGAGAAGAACCGGCATGCACTCCGGCAGTTCCCGATGCAATTCACCCGCCGAGTCAGCCTCGGTGACGGCGAATGGACCACCACGCTCCACATGTGGGCAGATAATATGGTCGACACACTCCTCGAAATCGACCCGATGTACCTCACCACTA